GCAACTATTGATGAAACAATGAAACCTGTTCCATCAATTGCAGTATCGTGAATGTGCTCTGGAAGTGTGTTTGTATCATCAATAGTTGCTTGGGTATACCAAGAACCGTTGTAATAAAAATTAATTCTACTTGTTAAAGTGTCTAACCACTGTGTTCCATTAGTTGGTGAAGAAGGAGGAGTTGGGCCTACTGCCATTGAATGACTATCAACATACTCCTTAGTTGCTGCATGTGACGCTGTTGTAGGTGTTCCTACTGTCACTGCATCTCCAAATGTACCGCCGTTTGCTACGACTAATCCATTTTTGACTCTAAAGTCTTTGTCAACTGTTGTCATTTACTGCTCCCTCTTCCAACTATTTTTATTTTTTATTACGCTACTAATGTTCCGACAACAGTTACTACTGAAGTGTTGTTGGCGGTTGTTACTAGAAGTTGTACATTTGCTCCTGAGATACCTGCAGAAATTGCTGATGCTGAACCGTTAGTTCCAACAATTCCATACTCTGTGATTGCAACGTTATCGTTGGCATCAAGTGTTAAAAGTACCTTTGAGATTTCTGTGTGATCTCCATAGGCAACCTTTACAAGATATTCTGCTGAGCGATAATCAGCCTTTGCAAAGGCATGTGCTACCTGAACTCCTGCTGTTGCTGCTTCAAGAGTTGCTGCAACCTGCTTAGCAACTGAGTTTAACTCAACTGCTGTAAAGTTTGGAACAACTGCTTCAAGAGCATCTACTGCTCTTTGTGCTGTGAAGTACTTATTTGTTGAACCTTCTGTCAGATCATTAGTTGTAGAATCTGCTACACCATTTTCTGCTGAAATTGTAAGACCATTTTCGTCACCAGTAATAGTGATGTTTGTCTTTGTAGCACCAACAATGAGTGCTGCTGCTGCAGTCTTAGCACGAGTATCTGTGAAGTAGAGACTTCCTGATTCTGCTACATCAGAAGTAACAAGTGCGTCTGCGTGATCGATTGCTGCTTGCTGTGCAAGACCAATTTCTGTGCTTGTCTTGTATGCTGACCAAACTTCTGTTGAAGAAGATGATGCATCATTGATCAAGTCATCTGCATAGTCCTTAGCATCTTGCTCTGCTGTATCAGCATATGACTGGTAAGCAGTTGTGATTGCTGTCTCACGGTCATTTGTGTAAGAATTTGCTGATGTTACTGCATCTGATTCGGCTGTATCAACATACTGCTTTGTTGCTGCGTCTGTATTTGCTGTAGGTGTTCCAAGACCAGTAATCTTGTTTGATCCCATTGCAATTTCGCCAGTCATTGATCCGCCAGCAAGTGGAAGTTTGTTTCCAATTGATACTGCAAGGCCTGCAGCATCTACGTTATCGCCAAGTGCTTCAGCAAGTTCGTTAAGTGTATCTAATGCTGCTGGTGCTGAATCTACAAGATCAGCAACTGCTTGAGAGATTCTTGCTGCAACTGTGTTTCCACCAGTTCCATCAATTGTTGCATCTCCAATAAGAAGATCTGTGTATGCTTCGTAAGCAGTTGTAATTAACCCTTCACGAGTATCTGTATAAGCCTTAGCATCTACTTCTGCTTGGTCTGCATAGCCTTGTGTTGCAAGAACATCTGCACCCCACTTGACAGAAGAACCTGCTGCTGGAGTAAGAACGATATGAGAATCAGAGTTGATTGTCATTGCTCCTGCGCCAGTGAAGTTAAGTGTATCTCCAATAGTCTTATTTGTTAATGTTTGTGTGTTGGTTGTTCCAACTACCGCACCAGTTGCACCGTGTGCTTCTGTTAGGTTAGAGTGTGCTGTAAGGGCTGCTGCTGCATCAGTTGCGGCTTGTGCTGCTGCACCAATCGTGTCCCAAAGACCAGTGTTAGCAGTTACTGCTCTCTGATCAGTAAAGTACTTGTTTGTACCTTCTGTAAGATCACCTGTAGTATGATTTGAAATATCTGATACTTGACCAGTTACATCACCAGTTAAATCTGCTGTAATTGTTCCTGCAGCAAAGTTACCATTAGCATCACGCTTTACAACCTTGTTTGCTTCGTTAGCAGATGTTGCTGTACCACCGATAAGATCAATAATATAATTTTGATCTGCTGTTTTCTTTGTAAGAACGTCAAAATTGTTAACTGTCGCTGTTGTACCTTCAACAATGAGACCACTCTTAATTTTAAAATCTTTATTTACTGTTGCCATTTTTTATATCTCCTTTTATTATGCCTTAAGTCCCATACGAGCATATCGTACAGTGACTGGCTTGATCGCAGGATCTGGAGTGACTGTTAAGGCCACGGTATTTCCAGTGCGAGAGACATTAATGGTGCCAATATTCCCATCATTGTCGATTGTTCCATACTCACTGACAGAAACACCGTCTCCGTCAACAAGAATTGTCATTTCAGTTGCGTAGAACTTGTTGTCCCCTGCTGTGGTCTTTGATATTGAAACAATATACTTAACCATACGCCAAACTGTAGCATCAAAGTTATCAATAACAGTTACGTTCTCAATTCCATTGACTGTGTTTTCATTGTTACCTGCTGATCCTAAATCTGTTGATTGAGAAACAAGGGTATCGATTAAATCTTCATAGTTTTCTTGAGTAGGTCTATCACCTGTTTGAAATAGACTTTTAACTCCTGGGACTGATATCTTTGCCATACTGAGATTATATCATGGATTTTAAAGTATATAGTTATTCAGACCAATGACAGCGATGCCAATTGGCGCAGGAGAGGCTGCTGAGTAGCCTGGAATCTGAATGTTTGTTATCCGTATCCTAAATGGTAACACTTCGTTAATCTTAACTATTGGATAAGGTTTTGAGATCTTTATAGCCCCGTAAGTTACAGCATTAATTGCTGAAACTTTTCTCTTAGTATTATTATTGATTATTGATGTGGCCATTAATCAGTTACATCTTCAATAACAATTACGCTACCCTGGCAAACTGTCCAAACAGTTTCATTTCCTGGGGCAGACAACTGAATATCAAATATGTCTCCAGTCTGTAATGTTAAAGATTGTGTTGCTGATAAAAATACTGTAAATTCTCCTGGAAGGTCATCTGGATCTGCAGCGGGACTTAAAGTCATAACAACTGAAGCATCATCACTAATAATGCCTGGAATCGTATTTGGTCTTTTGATTTTCATGGCTATTGACCAATCTGGCACATTGAGAGGTGCCTCTAAATCATCAGTAACGTAAACCTTAAATGATGCAGTATCTCCACGGACAAATGTCCAAGTAACTTGTGGTGGCTTTGAGCCAACATCATACTGAGATTTTTGAGAATTCCTATTTGTTGCCATTTTTAAATTATACCACGAATCTTTGGTTTATACCCAGTCTTTTGGGAACTCCGCAAAGTCATCATATCCTATAAAACTAAAAACATCTGACTTTTTAGAGGAAATCATATCTCTTTGAATATAAGCAGTAAAAGTACTTCTAGGGGTTCCGATAAACTCCTTTGACTGACACATTACCAATAATCCAATTAGACCAAAGACGATCTCTGACTGGCTAGGTAAAGCCAAAAACTCATCTGAAAAATTATCTACAATATAGTCATCTAAAAACGTAATATCTTTATTTTTAAATATTTCATTGTTTACATCATCTGTTAATACTACGGTTTTTAAATCATTATTTTTAAGCGCTTTGTCAAAATCTTTCTCTGAAAAACTGAATGTTCTTTCTGCATGATCTGTAAGCCTTACGTGCATGCCACGAAATTCTCCAAGACTGTTGGCAATTTTGTTTGCTAAATTTATATAATCTTCTTTAAAAGTTACTTTTATTTTATTTAAAAATTCATTATCTTGATTAGCAAAAAAGGTTTCACGGTTGGCCAGGTTTGGACCAGACATATTATAAGACTTGTTTTCTTCAAAGATTAATTCTTTTTTATTAAAATATTCAGCACCTACCTGAATTTCTTTAGAAACATTTACATAATCTGAAAACAGATTGTCAGATATTTTAATTTCATCTTTAGAAAATTGATCTATTTTACCAAAAGCAATATACTCCCAAACCAAAGACTTATTAAAATCTATTAACTCAAAAAAGTTTACCATCTCTCTTTTAACAATTGAATCTCTTTTTCCAAAAACAACATTGTCACTAATTGGAAAACTATCAAGCCAGTTCTGTTGACTATCAAGTAAATTATAGATAACAAGTTTTTTATTTGTTATATAAGAAAGACCCAGACCTACTTCTAAACTAAACAGCCTGTTTGTAAGTCCTGCATGGTGTAATCTGTAAAATAAAAAGTTATCCATTTTGTTTTTTTATCCATTCATATGTTTGTTTGATTCCATCTTTAAGAGACATTGAGTAATCCCAGTCTAATTTTTCTCTAACTAAATCATTATTAGAGTTTCTGCCTCTAACTCCAAGTGGGCCAGGAATGTGCATTTTGCTAAGAGTTTTGTCTTCAATGCTACAAGCAATATCTACCAACTGATTAATAGTAACCATTTCTTCAGACCCAATATTGACTGGTCCAGTAAAGTCTGACTCCATAAGCCTTCTTGTTGCTTCTATGCATTCATCTATATATAGGAATGAACGAGTCTGTTCTCCATCCCCCCAAATTTCTATAAATCCATCTGACTGAATAACTTTTCTACATATTGCTGCTGGTGCTTTTTCTTTTCCACCATCCCAAGTTCCTTCTGGTCCATAAATATTATGATATCTGGCAATGGCTACAGGGATCTTGTTGTTTCTATTAAAGGCTAAGAACATTCTCTCACTAAACAGTTTCTCCCAGCCGTACTCGCTGTCAGGATCTGCAGGGTATGCATCAGACTCCTTAAGTCCAGGATTATTAACATCCAACTGCTTATAGTCAGGATACATACAGGCAGAACTTGAATAAAATATTTTGGTTTTATTAATATCATACTTTTCATTAAGTCTAGACTGCGCTCTTAATAGGTTAAGGTTTATTAGAGCAGAGTTTTCCATAATCTGAGAATCGTTTAAACCAGTAAAGATATATCCTGCTCCACCCATGTCTGCTGCAAATTGGTATATCTCATCAAATGAATCTATAGAACGATATGGAACTTCGTGGTAAAAGTTTCCTTGATATCCTTTAAACTGAATAACTTTTTCAACATTCTCATATACCGAAAGATCTCTTTCAACAAACTCGTCTGCTTGTGTTTCTGAAAAGTCTGGATGTTTTAAATCAACACCACGAACCCAGTATCCTTCTGATTTTAATCTTTTAACCATGTGGCTTCCAATAAAACCACCTGCACCAAAAACTAATGCCGTTTTCTGTTTCATTAGGCTAAACCGTTTTTCAATGCTCCCCAAGTTCCATTTCCTTTTGCTTGAACAATGAGTATTCCAGGATTTCCAGAATGAGCAACAATTCCTACTGCAACACCAGAGTTTTCTGGTTTTGCTCCTGACGAATCGTTTGCTCCTGAAATAAGCCCTCCAGTTTGACCAACATAAAGAATTGAGCCACTTGCAAATGTTGAAGTATTTAAACCTTCAAGAACTCCTCCTACTACAACTACACCATTAGCATTATTTGCTATATTAGTTTTTGCTAAACCTAATAATGTTTGTGTAGAAGAACCAGTGAGTTTTGTTATTAGAGTTCTTTCTGATACTGAACTATATCCAGAAGCATAAACAGGGTCTCCTGCTGATATTGATGATCCAGTTTCATTTCTTACACTAATTTGAAAATATGAAAGGCCTAAAGGTGGAAGAATCTCTTCTAGTTTAGTTACTAAATCTTTAATATCTCCGTGTACATTCACGTTATCGCTTGCTAAGGGATACGGTAAGCCTAGCCCGTTTAATTTTGTTGCCATAGTACTTTTATTATACCATTGTTCAGAGTTGACTTTTGAAGAAATATCATGCTATACTAGGTAGTAACACCTACCAAGGTGTTATTGTTTTCTAAGGAGGAAACTATGATTAAATTTATCGAAAGAAACAAAGAGATCATTAGCACACTCAGTATATTGACTTTAGTAGTGTCTTTGTCAAACACTGCTAATGCTGAAACACGAACAAGTGACAAAAACAATTTGAGTATAGAACAGGCTCAGGAGCAAGGAAACGCCTCGAAAGAGGTTTTTTTGGTTTCTAAAGCAAAAAGGCTAGAGAGTTTTGAGAATAAGACATCTCTGACCGATATTGAACTAAAGGAACTGCTTTCTCTAGTAGGATTTAAGGGTAAAGACCTTGTGGTTGCTTGGGCGGTTGCTAAAAAAGAATCTAATGGACGACCATTGGCTTTTAATGGCAATCACAAGACTGGTGACTCGTCTTATGGAATGTTCCAAATTAATATGATTGACAACCTTGGTCCTGACCGTAGAGAAAAGTTCGATCTTGACTCTAATGCTGAACTGTTCAATCCCGTTAAAAATGCTGAAATTGCATACTACATGACAAACGGTGGAGACGATTGGTCTTCTTGGAAGGGCATTACGCCTAAGACCAGAATGTGGATGAGCAAGTTTCCTAAGTAGGCCATTTGTTTGCTGGGCAAGTTGCATGCAAAAGTCTTGACTTAGCAACCATAAAACAGCCACACAAACTACATTGCTTAGTTGCTAAAAGGTTTGGGCATGATTTACATATGTCATATCTTTGGTCTGCAACATTCTTATGAGCATATTCAGTATTTGGATTAATAAAATCCCAAGGCCTTGTGTCTCCAAGGTTTTCTATCCATTGATCAAACTTATTTTTCATTTTTTCTCCTAATCTGTATTAGAAATATCATACCACTGCTTGCCATCATGTGTCAAGGCGTGTTCTGTAAAGTATATGTCGTATGGCTCACAGTTTATAGATATTACTTCAACTGGGAACTCAAGCATTTCTAGTTCGGTTATTGATTCCCAGTTTCCAAGGTAGTCTCTAATTAAATCTGTTGAAATAACATCTCTTGACCATACAAACAATATTTCTTCATTACGCTTAACCATTATTACGTGGTTAGGGCTAAATGCATCTCCGTTAATTCTGTATGTCTTGTCTGTTGTGTGTCTAGTCACACTATTAACAGTTGTTATAACATTTTCAAATATGACATCGTCAATTGTTGACCAAGTCAATAGTGAAGATGTTGTTGCATCTGTTTGAGAGATTTCACCTGAATTTACAGATAATAGTTCATCTCCTACAACAATATCTTGTGCTTCCTTTAGGCTGCCATCAGCCATTCTAATTTTAGTCTTAGGTCCAAGAGAGTAGTATCCTGGGCCACGTGCTGGTGAGAATCCGAAGACAGAGAATGTTGGAGTAAAGGTAAAGGCTGCTGTTGGAGTAAAGGTAAAGGCTGCTGTTGGAGTAAATGAGAATGCTGGTGCGGTTGGAGTAAATGAGAAGGCATTTGGATCTGTACAAGAAGCACCTGATGCTCCTCCATCTACACACTTAACGCCAACATCTGCTTGGTAGCATGGGCTTGCTGGGTTTGGAACATCCCCCTGTGCACATAAATGGAATCCAGAAAGAAGCGCTGGATATGTTGGGGCAACTGGAGTAAATGAGAATGTTGGAGTAAATGTGAATACAGGAGTAAATGAGAACGTATTTATAAGTTCTCCACAACATGAATATCCTACGCCTATTTGATATTCGTTTGGTCCTCCAAGATAGGTCCTTCCTAAATCTGCACATGTAGCGGTAGTATTTTTAGTTTGAACATTTGGAGACTGACAATTTGGCTTTGCAAGTGGTGTAAATGAAAAGACACTAAATGGCGTAAATGTAAATACTGAAAATGGCGTAAATGTAAATGCTACGGTACAAGCCTCGCTTTCTTCCCAAGGACTTGACCTTCCTGCTTGATAAAATGGTTCAAGGTAATCATTTACAGAACAATCTGAATAAATAATATTTACAGTTCTATTTTGAGCATATCTTTTTCTTATTGATCCAACACAGGTTCCCCAGTCGTCCCAATTATAAACATATGAGGTTCCAGCAGTACAAGTTACTACACAATCTCTTTGCTGTCTCCAAGGACTTGAATTTCCTACTACATAAAATTGTTGAGTTCCAGTGCTGATAGAACAGTCTGCATTAACTGTAGAATAATCTCTATCTGTTGCCCATCTAGACTGTGTTCCATTAGAGCATGTATCCCATTCTCCCCAATTATAAGTGTATGTTGTTGCTACCGTACATGTTGCAGCAACGTAATTCCACATAGTTAAATTTACATTTGTTCCTGAAGCAACTGCAGTTCCTGATGCTGGAGATTGACTTTCTACTTTGCCACTATTAGCAGCAGTGCTTGTAGTTGTTCCTGTTGTAACACTTCCAGAAACTAGTCCTGCTGTTTGAAGTGCAGTTTGTGCTGCAGCAGAAGTCATTCCTACAACATTTGGAACTGTTTTATCTAATACTACGGCTGGTGG